TTTTGAATATAAGTTTGACATTTATAATAAAATTTGATATAATGTAAACATGAAGATTGAAAATTCAATAGCCAGTAAGCCCCTCGGCAAGGCACAAATTTGTTACTATCGTTCAATCGTCGGCTTGCCACGACAGTAAGTTTGGCAAGGGTTCATACAGCTAAACCAAAAGCACAAAAAATTCATTCAATAGGAGTATTTAAAAATGAGTAAAGTTACCGTAACTATTAAATCTGCAACAGCAAGAGCCATTTTTGTAAATCTAACTGGTGAAAAGAAATGCATTCAGGACGAGGCAAAAAATGTGACTTTTGTTTCTGCCCATGATGAGATTGTATCTCTTTATGGTGATTATCAGTCTGCAAAGTTTTTCAATGAAACTTTAGTCAAGAAATACAAGAATAGTAAAGAAGCTGTTTATGTTGGCATGGTTGAAAATTCTTTCATACCATTTGAACAAAAGTATGAAATGGAAGAAAGTACCTTCATTGAAAATGCCAAAATTCTTGCTCCTGAAGATAGCCGTTTAGGTTTAATTACACGCAACATTAAGTCCTATATGGTTACCTATACAGCCGTAACAAAAGATAAGCAATTTGTTACCGACTCCGCTTATGTATCCACTAATCTTGAAAAGCGTATGAAGAAAGAAGTTGAAGATGACGCTAAAGAAAAGGGATACATGGTGGTGTTTTCCATGGAAGTACCAACAGAGACAGAAAGCCTTTATGGAATGACAAAAGACAATTTTGTTACTTTAGGAAAGGCGGTACAATAAAATGAGTTACACATATAAGGCTAACTGTATATACGGTTATTATGGAAAAGAAGTTACTATTAATTGTGCTGGCCGTTTGGAGTATCTACCATACGGCCAGTGCGGGTATAAAAAGCAAGGCGATTGGATTATATTAATATCATATGAAAGTGAGATTTTTAGATATAATCCAGTAACTAATGACATTAGTTTCGAATATTCCGACGCAAGTCCTGATTATTCAAGAACTACGGCTAAACACGTTGGTGCCTTTTGTAAACAATTTATTCCAGCTATGTCCTATCATTCAATCAAAAAGTTATATTATGAAAATTACGGGGGTTAAAATCATGGATTTATATAGAACATCTGAAGACAGTTATTATCACTTTACAATCCGCCGCCTTGTTTCCGCTTTAAATAGTCTTGATGAGCATTTTAAGTATGAAGTTGCACAGCTGGAAAGACGCATTTCAGAAAAGGGGGAATTAAATGAATATTATTTGTTATTTATAGATAGAATCAGCGAACCAACGGATTCTGTTATGAAAGTATTTAATGATGAGTATTCACTACAGACGGAACTAATTGATACTTTGAAATATGCAAACGATTTATTTAAAAGCTAAATAAAAGCCCCGGCTGGGGCTTTTATTTATACCCTTCATCTAATATCTAATATTAGATAATAGATGTAATAGACAATATCTCATCTGTCACAACATCTAATAGTCAATATTAGATGAGCTGATAACGTATATCAGATGAACTGATACTTTCCTACGAAAATTATAAGCCAACTTCTTAAAATCGACCTTCCTTCAGAAAAACAAATACCCTGAAATTTTAGGAGGGGGCTATTTAAAAATCACTTTCATGTTCGATCAGGCAAATTTATTTTATAAGGAGAATTAATCATGATTAGCTTAACCCCTACAGAATATAATGTTCTTGAAGAATACTTTCAGCAGTCTTCAGATATTATTTTTGATTACGCAGATAAAAACAAGGAATTTGAACTGCCTGTATCACTTCAGGAATCAGGCTGTTTGTGTGCTTCAGCGTTCTTTGCTATTGCTACTGAATTAATGGAAGCTTATCCACCTGATACAGAGATAAGGGATTTGAATGAAGTCCTTGTATCTACAATGGAGCTTCAGGCTATTCAGGAATACTACACTAACAGTTCTCATTTTCTTCTTGACCTTCATAAAAAGAAAGAATACACGATGGACAAGATGTTAGGTACTTTTGCAATATTAACAGGAAAGATTCTCAACAGGCAATGGAAAAAGCTTGAAGATATTGAAAATGAATAAGAGGTATGATAAAATGATATCAGATATCAAGAACTGGATGATAGCACAAGCTCTTTGTGATTCTCTGAATCTCAGAAGCAACGGAAAGAAATACTTTATCTATGAATCCTTTGGCCTTCACTATTGTGCATGGTGTGACCATACAAACAGCACACAGGATAAGAAATTTCATATAGTAGCATGGGCAAACAGCTACGCAGATTTAGTTGATGAAATTCTCTGTGAGCTTGAAGAACTGATTGCGACAGCCAATTGATAATACTCCTATTGTGAAAGTAGGCTGGTTGGAACGTGAATGACGGCTACATTCATTATAGGTTCGAATCCTATACGGCCTATAGGGTACAATGTACCCTTATAGACAAACCTAAAATCTTTAAGGAAAGGAGTGAAACCATTGTGCCGAGGAAGCCCGTAGTAAGCAGAACATTTAATGTTCAGGTAGTTACTTGTACTATCGGAGATACAAGTAAAAACCTAATGACTGACAAGAAATACACTCTTGTCAGGAAGTGCAAAGATGAAAAGGCTTATCTTAAAGCTTGTAAAGCTATAGAAGATAACCCTGATATTGAAGTCCTGAGAGTAAAGGACATTCAAGAAAAGCAAGTATTAGCAAGACAGGAAGAATTATATTTCTTCGAAAACTCAGAAAAAATTTATTTAAACTAAGGAGACTTTATCATGTCTAAAGCAACACAGTACAACAGATTTTCTCACAAATTCGTCGCAGAAATTAAAGATTTGAAGTTCAAGAAGCTTGAAGAGCTTTACAAAGAGGACTCCAAAGGTATTTATCAGGTTACTGGTCTTTTCATCAATCGTAAGAGCAAATTTGGCGATAAGCCTTTTCTGTCTACTCCATTCTTCTTGGTTGACCTTCCTAAGAACAGGCTGGATGATATTCAGAATATGATTAACGATCAGGAAGTAGTAGACGATGTTAATTCAGGGCTTGTAGGCTTTAAGGTAGTAAGCTATTTCAGTAAGACTTACAATAAGACTTGCTACAATATTGAGTTTGTAGATATGGACGCTCAGGTTTCCCTTACAGAGGAAGATAATTTTTAATATAATAAGGCATTAGCATTTAGATGATAGCACGGAAAAGGGATACTGGAATCAGTCGGGGGATGATTTTGGTATCCCTTTTTCAGTTAGGAGGTTTATATGGCATCGTCATTAAGAAAACTTGCAAGAAGAATAAAAAGACTTAAAGCACAGGGATTTATTATTCCACACTTTATTGAGCAGATAAGTAAAGAAGAAACTGCAAAGAAATATACCATGGAGTATATTATACAAAGATCAAAGTATAAAGAAGAATACAAAGGCAAGACAAGAATTGTATCAGGTGAACGGGGTCTTGAGCTTATCAGGTCTGAAAGATCAAGAAGGAGTGCTGAGACAAGAAGACAGAAAGAATATACCATGAATGTTAAAGATCAGGTAGAAGTTCTTGATACAATAATTAGAAGAGATATTGATAGATTCAGGAATCAGGAACTGGCATCAATGTTCATGACTTCCTATGAAGCAAATCTTGACAAAGAGTTTTTCTATATTAATGGTGAACCGCTTGATGCTTTTATAGTTGGTCTACTTAATATTCAGAGTGAAGTCATAGAAGAACTTCAGAACGCTATGATGGTTGAATACTGGGAAAAAGTCGAAGCCGGAAGATCATATGATTCTTGGTTAAGGCTCATGTCAGAAGGAAGACCAACTATGAGACAGCGACAAGCACTCGGTGATTTGGAGGACATAGAGTAAACAATGGGTAGACAAAAGATAGTCCGTTCTTTTATGTGCGACTTTGAAACAACTGTCTATGATGGACAGGATTACACAGAAGTCTGGGCATCTGCGTCTGTAGAGTTTGGAACAGAAGATGTAAACATTTTTCACAGTATTGATGAGCAGTTTGAATACTTTTGGAATTTAGGGTGTAATGTAACAGCGTACTATCACAATCTGAAATTTGATGGAACATTCATTGTCAGTTGGCTTATGGAGCATGGTTTCACACAGGGTTTTGAGAATATTGAAACTGGTGATAACAAAATTTATAAGTGGTCTAAGAAACTGAAGAATAATGAATTTTCCTACATGATATCAGATAAGGGAATGTGGTACACTATCAAGGTAAAGAAGCATAACAAGGTGATAGAAATACGTGATTCTCTTAAACTGTTACCATTTTCAGTTAAGGAAATAGGCAAGGCCTTTAAGACTAAGCATCAAAAACTGGACATGGAATACAAAGGATTAAGATATGCTGGCTGTAGGATTACAGATGAAGAAAAGCAGTATATCGCTAATGATGTACTTGTAGTAAAAGAAGCCCTTGAAGTATTATTTGCTCAGGGGCATGACAAACTAACCATAGGTTCAAACTGTTTGGAGGAATTTAAAAGCAGTATAGGCGAAGAACTATACGATGAATTATTTCCTAATGTATATGAAATAGAATTAGACCCTAAAGATTATACTCAGGAAGACGCTGGCTCATGGATTCTAAAATCTTATAGAGGAGGATGGTGCTATTTAGCAAAAGGAAAAGAGAATAAAATTTATAAGGAAGGTGTTACGGCCGATGTAAATTCTCTGTACCCTTCAATTATGCACAGTGAATCAGGAAACAAATATCCTGTAGGTTATCCTACATTTTGGAAAGGAAATTATATTCCTGATAACGCAATTGGCGAAGACAGATATTTCTTTGTTAGAATCAAGACAAGATTCAGGATTAAGGATGGATATTTACCATTCATTCAGATTAAGGGTGACTGGTTTTATTCGCCTACAGAATCACTGGAAACAAGTGATTTCTATAATCCCATAACAGGAAAATATTATAGGTACAGAGAAGGCCTACACGGAGAGAAGATAGATAGTTCAGTTATTCTTACATTGACAATGACGGACTACTATCTGATTCTTGACCATTATAATCTGATGGATATGGAGATACTTGGTGGGTGCTATTTCTTTGCTATGTCAGGAATCTTTGACAAGTACATAGATAAGTACAGGAAAATCAAGATGGAAAGTAAAGGTGCATTAAGAACTCTTGCGAAGCTTTTCCTGAATAATCTGTATGGAAAGATGGCATCATCCACTAACAGTTCTTTCAAAGTATGCTATCAGAAAGAAGATGGCTCAATAGGCTTTATAGATCAGGACGAACACGATAAGAAACCCGGCTTTATTCCTGTAGGAAGTGCAATAACAAGCTATGCAAGGAATTTTACCATCAGGGCGGCTCAGAAAAACTATCACGGAGTAGACAAAGGCGGGTTTATTTATGCCGATACTGACAGCATACACTGTGATTTAAAGCCTGAAGAAGTTAAAGGCATAAAGGTAGACCCTGTAAATTTCTGTTGCTGGAAGCTTGAAAGTACATGGGATAAAGCAATATTTGTCAGGCAGAAGACATACATTGAACACGTTGTACAGGAGGATTTGGAAGACTGTCCGCCTTATTACAGTGTGAAGTGTGCAGGACTGCCTGAAAAGTGCAAGGAACTCTTTATTGACAATATTACAGGAAGATTCCGTGATATTAAATATTCCAATGAGGACATAGAATTTCTTCTAAAGGATTTAGATTTAACAGACTTTAAAAGGGGTCTTAAAATCCCTGGGAAATTAATTCCTAAGAGAATAAAAGGCGGAACACTTCTTGTAGAGACTACTTATGAAATGAGGTAAAAGGAATGTTTAATATTAATGTAACCTATGACAATAACACTGGTGATACCGAAGTAAAATGCTATGGCAAAATTTCAAGAGAAGAATTAGTGGCTATTCTTTCATCTCTTATTAATTCTCTTGCAAAAGCTGTACAGTTATCTTTTGATGATTTATTCTGCAAAGTTTATAACATGGGAAAGGACATTGAAGATGCTGAACATAGAGACTGAAAGAAAAGGACTCTCTGAGTTCAAAAACAAATCATACATTTATGAAGTGATTAATTCCTGCGATAAACTCGTCCATATTCTGTCTCAGAATATGAATGAGTTTCCTGACCAAAAATATTCAGATATGTATAAATTAACACAGGAGCTTATAACGCTGAAGTGGTCGGCAGTTCAGCTTTTAGGAAGGGATTCAAAATGAATGAGATAACTTATGAAATTGGAAGAAGGATTTATAAGGTAAGGAAAGAGTACAACTGGACTCAGCAGAAGTTAGCTGACAAGTCAGGTGTATCTTGTGCATACATTAGCAGATTGGAAAACGGAAATGATTTTTGTCCCACTGTAGGTTTGCTGTGTGAAATTGCAAGAGCGTTAAAGGTAAGCCCTAAGTGGATAATTTTTGGAGACGAAAATGAAAAGGAGGAAGAACTGGCGTGATGGAGGATTTGATCAGCAGACAGGCGGCGATGGATGCAATCAACCATATTTGTCCAGTAGATACAGAATACGATCGCACATTGTTGGACAGATTGGATGTCAGATATGTCTTGTCGGATTTGCCATCCGCAGAGCCTGAGATCGTACGGTGCAAGGATTGCAAATACTACAATCCCATAGGGGTATGTATAGAAATGAGTTCGGCGGTTTGTGAAGACTCATTCTGCTGTTGGGCAGAAAGGAGATAAAATGACCCCGCCTAAAATGATAGCCTTAATGACTGCTATTGTATGCTTCATACTTAGCACAGTTCTTTCCTTAGTATTTGACTACTGGGACAGAAAAAACTGTTATCACTTTTGCTTTTGGTGCAAGCACCGGAAGTATTGTGATTGGCCTAACAGGCACAAATAAACAGATAACCCCTATTCATAGAATAGGGGTTATTTTTATATCTTTAACTGTTGGTATCACAGAGCAGTTAGCAAAACTGAACACGTCACAGGCAGTATATTCCAACTGTGCTCCCCTGTTCTGTCAGTGTGATTAGCAACAGAAGATACCTTAAATAAAGGAAAGGGCTTTCATTAAAGCTTCTTTACATTTCAGATTCTTGAATCTGAAACACCCATGCATGAAGTAGTCTCTCATAGACCTGATAAGATTATCATTCGTTTTCAGCATGACATAATTTATCTGATGGTCGTCAGTAGTAACTGCAATTTTCAGAGGATAAGTAAGGTCAGGCTTATCATCACAGTAGACGATATTTTCCAGGGGGTATTCTCTGATAGCATAATTAGCCCCATCACATTTTAGAGTACATAAATAATAACCAATGGACTTAGGCTTTTCTACAAAAGCTAAGTTATCATTCAGATAGACATTCTCAGCCGAATAGGCAATATAGCTGTTTGAAGCAAAAGCCCTGTTAAATGCTGAAGACTTATTAGCCTTTGAAGCACTCTCATTGAAGCCCTGTTCCAGTACAAACCCTTCACCACGAAGGAATTTAGTATCAGAACGAAGCCTTGAACTGATTCCCATTTCAACATAATAAGGATTAATAATAGATACGGGGTTTGATACCATGAAAATCGGAACATACCTTACTTGCTTATTATTTCCTCTTGCAATAGAAGTATGAACAGACAGAAGCTTTTTAATTTCATCTGAGCAATAGTGATTTGTCTCAGATTGAAATTCATCAAATAGCATTCTTGAAGTATCAGACAGGAAGTGAGAATATTTCTTCAACTGGTCGGCATTATTTAATGAAATGGCATAGCCACAGGATTCATTATTCAGGAACAGCTCATGATATGCACCGGCGGCCTGCCTTTTGCTTGTCATAATATATTCCTGAAAGAATAAACCCTGAATGTCCTTAAAAAATTTATCAGCACAGTTATCAAGTTCATAATTGAATCTGTAGATAATACAGAACTTTTCTTTCTTGTCAATAAAACGATTTACGCAAAGTCTGCTGAAGTAAGTTGTTTTTCCCGCAGATCGGTTTGAAGTACAAATAAATATCTCAGGAATATCACCATTAATGTCTCTCATAGATAATAACTTAGTTCCGTCATAATAGATAGAATCCATAACTGCACCCCCTTATATGAATTATACCATTCTTTTTGACTTTTGGCAAGAGATATGGTATAATGCAGATGAAAGGAGGTATCGGATATGGATTTACAGGCAGTTTTATCTGCAATCAGCACTGTAGGCTTTCCAATCATTTGTGTTATTGCAATGGCTTGGTATGTCAAATACATTACAGACAAAAACCGAGAACAGATTGAGAAAATGAATGTTGCTCACAAGAACGAACTAACCGATGTAACTCAAGCTCTCAATAATAACACGATTGCTCTGCAAAGACTTACAGATCATTTGGAGGGCAAAGAGTGATGGATGAAATCAATATCTTATCCCTTCCTTCAGTCATAGGTGTTGCGTTCCTTGTACTGGCTGGGTGCTATGGAAACGGAGAGGAAAGAGTAGAGCGTTTAGAAGCTGATGGTTATGACTATAATACTGTTCAGGATTGCGTGAATGACTTGTGCGAATTAATCGAAAAATACGGGGGCTAATATGGCTTTATCGTGGGTGGCTAAAAATGACTATTTAAGTCAATCTGAAATGGAAAATAACGCTAAAATTTTCTATCAGATTATGACCACTTATGGTTTTACTTTACAGGCTATTTCTGCTATGCTTGGGAATATAGAAGCTGAATCAGGAATCAACCCTGGCATTTGGGAATCTCTGAACCCTTACGCAGGAGGATACGGGCTTGTCCAGTGGACTCCATATACTAAATATTCTGATTGGGCTGGAGCTGACTGGGAAAACAACGGAAATAAGCAGTGTGAAAGAATAAACTATGAGTTTGATAATGGTCTGCAATGGAGCACCGATTATGAGTACGCTGTAGATATGTCTTCGACGCAATTCAAAACTTCAACTGATTTAGTATCAAATTTAGCAATCGCTTTTCTATGGAATTACGAAAACCCCAATGTAGAGGATTATTCAGCGAAACTTGAGAAAGAACGTGTAAGAAGTCAAAACGCAAACAAATGGTATGTCTTCCTACAATCACAAGTTTACGTTCCACGATTAGATTATACAGGAACAGATACACTGGCTTACTATCGTGAATGGAATCCTTACTTTGCTTATGACGGCGAAGATTGGATTGGCATGAATAACTGTACTGCCTATGCTTTTGGAAGGTGGAACGAACTCGCACAAGTAACAGGGTACAATACCAACTGGCCTATACACGATGGTTCTGATTGGTATTCTGAAGGGGTTGCAAAAGGATTTGACCATGGCAATGTTCCCATGTTAGGAGCGGCAATTTCTTGGACTTATCCTAATGGTGGGCACGTTGCTATTGTAGAAGAGATTCAGTATGACAGTAACGGAAACCCTGTTTCATTTACTACTTCAAACTCTGCCTATAATGGTGGTGAGCCAGCGCCAGATACAGGAGAAAGAGGTCCGAATCAAAGGGGTTATAACTATTTTCCATGGTTCTATCTTGAAACAGTTTACATGAATAACTTAGACAACGGATATGGAACAGGAAGTTTCAATGGCTTTATATATCATCCTAATATAACTCCTACACCGCCTATTCCACCTACACCATCTAACAGAAAAATGCCCTTCATTTTCTACTTAAAAAGACATTTATAAGGAGCAAACACCATGGCTATCAAATCTATTCAGGAAGTGATCGACAGTGCAAGAGCATTGATCGGCGAAAATACTTCAGATGATGCATTATCCTTTATGGATGATTTGTCAGATACCTTGACAGATTATGATACCAAAACTAAGGATAATACAAACTGGCACGAAAAGTATGACCAAAATGACGCTGAATGGCGAAAGCGTTACGCGGATCGGTTCAACGGTAAGCGTGAAGATGAGGAAGACGAGGATGATTCCTACGAACTTCCTGACCCGCCAAAGAAAACATTTTTAGACTTATTTGAGGAGGTAAAACCTAATGCCTAAAAGAATTGCTCTGAGTACGCTTAACGCTTCTACTCTTGACATTCTTAATGTTATCAGACAGAACGCATCCTATGACTATCAGCAGAGTGTTCCTGTCGTGACTCAGACGAGTGACATTCCTAAAGTAGGTGAGATTCTATACGGAACTCCCGCTCTTGCTAACCAGTTTATCAATGCACTTGTCAATCGTATCGCTATGTACCGTATCAAGAGTGCTACATTCAATAACCCGTATGCTCATCTGAAAAAAGGTTATCTTGAATTTGGCGAAACTGTCGAAGAAATCTTCGTAGGTCTTGTCAAACCTCTTGAATACTCCGCTGAAAAGGGCGAAGCAAGAGAACATAAACGGTATATGCCTGATGTTAAGTCGGCTTTCCATGTGATGAACTGGAGAGTTGTCTATCCTATTACCATTCAGGATGATGACCTCAAGATGGCGTTTCTGTCTATTGATGGCGTTCGTGACCTGATTGCTAAAATCGTTGATGCCGTCTATACTTCTGCAAATTATGACGAGTTCCTTCTGATGAAATATCAGATTATCAAAGCAGTTTCTCATGGTAAAATGGCTCCTATTGCTATCACTGCTGGAAATAACAAGGATGCCGCTATTAAATTCAGAGGTACTTCCAATAAAATGGAGTTCCTTCGCAGAGATTATAATGATGCGGGTGTTCAGAACTCTACTCCTAAAGCAAGACAGGCAATCTTCATGGACGCTTCTTTCAATGCTGAGTTTGATGTTGATGTGCTTGCAAGTGCATTCAATATGGACAAGGCAGATTTCATGGGTAGACTTCATCTGATTGATGACTTCACTACGTTTGATAACGAACGCTGGGATATTATCAGACAGAACTCTACTATGGTAGAAGAAGTTACCGATGCTGAACTTGCTCTGATGCAGGATGTTATTGCTGTTCTTGTTGACGAGGAATGGTTCCAGGACTATGACAACGAGAATAAAATGACTGAACAGTACACCGCTTCGGGCTTGTACTGGAATTACTTCTACCATGTGTGGAAAACTGTTTCTCAGTCTCCGTTCCATAATGCTGTTGTGTTTGTTAAGAACACAGCTACTATTACTCCTCCCGCAAATATCACCTTTACTGTAGAAAATGTTGATACCACAGCAGGCGTTACTACCTTCACTCTTAAAGCTGATGAAGCTACTGCCAAACTGGTTGGTGGAAATTACAACTTCGTACAGACCGAGGATTGCGTAGAAAAGATGGTTGCTGTTCAGCCTTATGGTGGTTTCATCCTTGGTGATTCTACTGCAACTACCTTTGATGCTGAAGTTGATTGCATGGGAGTTCAGTATCTTGCTACTATTGCTGTAGCTACTGATGTTGCTGTTGGCAAAACCATTAAGTTCGCCCCTGCAAGTCCGTAATTGGAAGGGGAGAAATCCCCTTCCTTATTTAACAAGGAGGTATTAAAATGGCTATGAATTTAGCTAACTGTTCCGATCAAAACTTTTACTTTGGTACTTCTGTAGAATATACAGATTGGGTAGATACGTTCGATACAAGCACGCTTAAGGATGACGCTATCGTACTCTACATGGAACTTGACACTAAAGTTATTCACTATAATGCTATGGTGAATGGTACGAGAGAGTGGCTTGTTTATGGAGAGGAGATTGCAGATGCAGGCGAATAAGGCTTTACTACTCAGCAATATGCTGAGTTTTACAAATAGTGTTGAGAACGCTGATATTGCTAACTTTGAAGCTTCATGTGTTACGCCACTAGATATTACCGTAGACATCGACCCAGTGCAAGATCTACATGGTTACGATAATCCGTGGCCTGCGGGGGGTGGGAAGAATTTGATCAGACCTACTGGCACAACGGAAACAATCAACGGTGTAACATTCACCATGAATGATGATGGCACTGTTAATGTGAATGGCACGGCGAGTGCGTTAATAGTTTATTATGTTTCGAGAGACCTTGTGCTGAAAAGCGGAAGCTATCTTGCCAGCGGATGCCCGAGTGGCGGTAGTACTTCTACATTCGGTCTAAGAGTTGGAAACGTGCTTGCAGATGTGTATACTCCAACTGCTTCATCATTTACTGTTTCCAGTGATACAACCACAAATGTAACCATCATAGTCAGGAGCGGTTACACAGCCAACAACCTTGTCTTCAAGCCGATGATTCAGAACGCATCCGTCTCCGATACCGCCTACGCTCCCTACTCCAACATCTGCCCGATCAGCGGATGGGACGGGGCGAAGGTCACGAGGACGGGGAGGAATCTGGTAGAGGATTCCCTTGTCGGGTACAACATTATCGCAAACGGAACGTTTGAACAAACCTCGTCTTTTACAATGCAGATTGCACGGGTAAAAAAGGGCGTTCAATATACAAAGACAGCAGGTGACGATTACTTCGTCGGTGGGTATTTTACCGAAAAACCAACACCAAGTAGCGTTACCTATAACAATTCAAGAATCGTCGAACTTGCCAATACATTTACCGCACCGATAGACGGATATGTTGTATTTAGAACCGCTTCGTCATTTGCTACACCACAACTCGAACTCGGCTCAACCGCCCATGCCTACGAACCCTACACCGCCGTCATTCATGAGATTCCCTTCTCCACCGAAGTGTATGGCGGCAAGCTGAATGTGGAGACGGGGGAGATGGTGGTGGATAGGAAAACTGATATAGCGGACGGAAGCATCATAGCGGTTCAAGGCATCTATGGCAACGGGACAGCATATACTAAGCCCATCGATGGTATGTACCCTGATACAAGCTATGCATATCAGCGAGTAGCGAGAATCCTTAGTGACAAACTGAAAGCATCGCCTTTCATAAGCATCGCATCAAATCAGTATGCTGTTGCCCACTCAGGCGGAAACAGAGCGGTTTTTAACATCCCAACTTGCACCACAGAGGCCGAGTATAATGCGTGGCTATCAGAGAACAGACCGCAGATAGTCTACTACCTCGCCACCCCCATCACGCTGACCATCGACCCCGTAGAAATAAATTCCCTTATTGGTGAAAACAATGTGTGGAGTGATACTGGAAATGTTTCTGTCCGTAATATTACTTGTAATGCTGATGTTTTAGAGTTACTTCTGAAGACTAAATTGATTGGAGATTGCTAATGTCTTACGTTCAACCTAATTCAAGAATAGAGTTCTTTGACGATATTGGCATATCACAGGATTACAATGATACGTTGTATTTTCCTACACTTGCGGCTAAAGATACCTATTTTTCTAATATTGATAGACTTGCTCATGTTGATAGATGCTATTATGTTAGAGAGCGTAGAGGATTTGTACGTGTAGAACTTCCTATGAACACTATGATTCATGCCCAGTATATGCGTTTTCAGAATACAAGCTATGGGTTGAAATGGTGGTATGCTTTTGTATCGGATGTTATTTACATAAATGACAATACCACTGAAGTACAGTTTGAATTTGACCCTATGATGAGTTGGATGGGTGAATTTAGTTTAGACGAATGCTACATTGAAAGACAGCATAGCGAAACGGATAACATTGGTGATAACTTGGTAACAGAGCCTGTTCAGCTTGGTACTTATGTTGCTAATTTCAACCAGCCTACAGGATATTTTACTTCTTGGACTTACCTTGTATTCCTATCACCTAACGTACTTGGTCAAATTGCTTCAGCACAGGATTGCAGTGAATACCTTGGAATTTATTCAGGGCTTGCTGTTCTCGCTTATATTGATGATGGAACTGCTGAAGCTAAGTTGGCATCATTAAGAGTTCTTGCTGGAGTTTTTGGTGAGGTACAGATGGTAGCTTATGTGCCTTCATATTTTATCCCTTACATTGCTGACAATCCTGACTTTTCAGACCATCAAACTCCTCCTGTAGTTCTTTCTCACTCAATTCCGAGAAGTGCTATTTATAATGGCCTTGACGGTTACGGCCTTAATCCTAATGAAGCTGTCAGAAATAACAAATTATATACTTATCCATATAACAAGCTTACTGTACTGAATACTGAAGGGGATGCCCACGATTATAGATTTGAGTATTTCACATTTTCTGATAACAACATGATAAGGTTTGACCTTGTTGGCTCAATTAACGAGAAGTCTAACATTATTATGTATCCTAAAAATTACAAAGGGTTTGAAACTAATGAAGAAGAAACTCTGGCTATGATTGACTTCCCATATGCTACATGGACTTCTGATGCATTCGCCGCCTATTTAGCTCAAACTCTTTCATCAAATCCTGTCAGTAACTTAGCGTCAGCTACAAGAAGTGAAAAAATTCCGTGGCAAGCGTCAGACCCTTCACAAACTAACTTTGACAGTGGTTTAGGGCAGACAAGTATTCCAATGTCTATTCTTACAAACGTAGCTTCTAATCTTGGTAAAGCTATTCTAAGGCCGAATGAAGTCACAGGAGGATATGCTACGGACGCTTCTGTCTTGTATGGTAAAAAGGACTTTTACTTTGTAAGAAAAACTATAAACTACGAATCAGCAAAAATTATTGACAATTTCTTCACCATGTTCGGATATGCCCAAAAGAAAGTAGGAGTTCCTAACATGAATGCAAGACAGCGTTTTACATTTGTTAAAACCATAGGGTGCAAAATTAATTGTCACTGCCCAGCAAGCGACGCTGATTTTATAGAAAGCATATTTAACAGAGGGATTAGATTTTGGAAGAACCATACAGACATTGGTAAATACTCTATTGATAACTTGCCTATCGGAGGATAAAATGGGAAGAAAAAATAAAACATTTTTTGAAGAATCTGCCCTGCTTAATAACAGGACTTACCTTCAGTATATTGAACATTTGACTGAGCTGTCAATTTCTATGTTTGAATATACAAATCTTCCTGATACTATTGACTGGAGATTTTTGGAAATGACTCTGTTTGAAAAGGGACAGGCTCTGTGGTTTAAAGATGAAGTAATGGGAGATTTAGTCACTATGTTTGCTTCTAACGGGCCATTTGACTTCTACAGAGTTCCTATTAATCGTCACGCTTATGCCGTAAACGGTTATCAAAATGACCTGACCGACAAGAACAGCGTGATTATATATAACAATATGATTCGCACAAACAGTATTCTTGATGTAAAGATGTATGCAAGAAGACTATATAACATAGACAGAGCTATTGACATTAATGTAAATGCTCAGAAAACCCCTGTCCTGATTGTTTGTGACCAGGAACAGAGACTTACCATGCTGAATATGTACAAAGAGTTTGACGGAAATGCCCCAGCCATTTTCGCTGATAAAGCAATAGACCTTTCTCAGCTTAAAGTTCTTAGTACGGAAGCTCCTTTCCTTGCAAATAAGCTTTTTGACATTAAAAATATGACTTGGAATGAAGCTTTAACAAGGCTTGGTATTAGCAATAGTTCTTATCAGAAAAAAGAACGTCTTGTTTCTGATGAAGTGGCACGTTCACAAGGTGGAACTATCGCAAGCAGATATTCAAGACTCGAAATGAGAAGAGAAGCTATTGATAAAATCAATAAAATGTTTGGTCATAACATTGAAGTAAATTACAGAGAAGATTACCGTGAAATTGATTACGATACTATGGTTCAGCCTGAGTCAGAAGGAAACCCCGGAGAAACAAAAAGAATGTACGCAAGAGCGGAGGGTGATTAAATGTCTAAATATACTACTGAAGTTCGCTTTATTTGTGAAACATACGCTGGGCTGGATGAAAATACTGGATATGACTCAGTTGAAGATGTAATCTCAAATGCAAGAAGTAAAGTATTTGACTTTGATTATCCAATTTTTGATGAAGTGTACCGCCCTGTTCTTGAAACTAAAATTCTAATGCACTACTATACCAGGGAAATCTGTGAAGAAACTGTTGGACTGTGGAAACTTAGGCTTATGACTAAGTTGAATGAGATTATGCCGTATTATAATAAATTATATGAGAGTGAACTATTAAAGTTCAACCCCCTATATGATATTGACTACTATAAAGAAGGAGACAGAAACGGAAAAGAAGACAGTACAAGAGACGATACCTCGAACAGAAAATCAAACGCAGGCGGGCAAGATGTAACTAACACAGCTAATCGTGATAAGTACAGCCATTGGGATTTGTATAGTGATACTCCACAGGGTGGTATTGAGGGTATTCTTGGTGCTGAAGATGAACCAAGTCTTCTTGACAACGGATACCTGACAAACGCAAGGCATGTACTTCATGACGGCGATGGAACTACAGGAAATGCTATTACCAATTATGGAAAAACGGATAGCACAGATAGTATTGGTAAGAGCGTGTTTGACGGCAAAACTACTGAGGAATATGCTGAGCATATTTATGGTAAAATGCCAGGCAAGAGTTATCCTAAATTGCTACAAGAGTTCCGTGATACTTTCCTTAATATTGATATGGATATTATCAATGAACTCAAAACCCTATTCTTTAATCTTTGGTAAGGAGAACAGAAATGATTATTTTCCCTAAGTCAAGGCCTTTCAGATTCTTTGCACAGAAGGTTTTACCGCTTACTTATGACAATAGCCTTAGCTACTATGAAGTGCTTTGCAAACTCGATGATATTGTAAACGAGCATAGCGAAGCAATTAAGGAACTTGGAGATATTGTCAATGACTTTGATGGCGAGGTAGAGAGTGCGGTAAATAATAAACTTGATACTTGGCATCATGATGGTACAATGGCTGAACTGGTAGCTGAATCAGGTTTGTTTGTTACACCTGAAATGTTTGGTGCTGTCGGTGACGGCGTGACCGATGATTCTGTGGCATTCGATTCAGCATTTAATAGTGGAAAAGGATTGGTGCTTGTTGCTGATAAATATAAAGCACGAAATATCACAGCTAAACTCCCGTCTATGCTGATTGGTAACAATAAGACTATTGACATTGGTGAATCCTCGCTTGTGTATGATAAGAGTATTGTAATCAAAGACGTTGTAATCGAGTGTAGCGGTACGAGTGGGTCGTGCATAATTACCCATGGCTATATACCTTCGGTAGTGTTAAACGGTATTTCAATTATTAACAATCAGGCTACTTCAACTACAAGAGGTAGAGTTGGCATTAGAGTGTGTGCTAAGAGAACTGATATTGAGGGAATTTATACCTACGGATTCAGTCGAAGCATTGTTTATAACAATAGTGATGCGGTTACAAATCAGGAATACATCAATATCAGAAATGTTGTAGCTGTAAATACCGAAACTTGCATTGACATTGAAGGTGCATATGGAGATAGATTGGGTGGGTATGTTAATAATGTTAATATTGATAATATAATGCTACTTAATAACTCTACTATGCATAGCTCAATGGGAGATAAAGTTGGTAAGG